GGCGAGGAGGTCGGTCCCAATAGAAAGAGCGCTGCCGCCATAGCCGCGATAGCCAACCCACAGATGCGCCAGCGCCAGCCCTCGAATGATCCAGAGCCACAGGAATTGTGCTGCTTCGTGCCGTCGCTCATCGTGGGTGGTCGACATTTCGCAAGAATTCAATGACCGCGACGATGATCCCGCTGGCGGCAGAGACGAAAATGATCGCCGTTTTGATCCAGCGCTTCGTCAAAATCAATTGGTTGAGGTCCGTCAATTCTTCCGGCCCCAAGGACCGCGACAGCGCCAGCAGGTTAGAAACCTGCTCCGACGGCAGCGAGGCCAGAGACAACAGCATATTGAGGCGGTCAATCGGCAAATCGGCCAGCGCGCAAAGCCTGGCTAGATGGTCTGACGGCAAATCCGCCAACGGGGCCAGCCGGCTGGTGGCGGCTGATTGCTCTTGACCCTCTAGCCAATCCTCAAAAATGCTGCCGCTCATGCGGCGGCGTCTTCTTTTGGCGCTTCAGTCTCTGCTTCCGTCTCCTTCGGCTCTTCGGCTTCCTCGGCGGGGCTTTCCGGGTCGTGGTCCGGCGGTTCGCTCGGCTGGACGGTGCCCTTGTCGTTGACTGCCTCGGGGTCGGTGTCGAGCACCAGGTCAAGCGCTTCGGCGAGGTCCAGCTCGCGGCGGCGGGCCTTGAACACGTCTTCGACGTCGGCGCCGTTGCCGCTGTCGGCGACCACGTCGCCGACGGTCATGAAGCCTGCGCGAACGGCAGAGATCAGGTGTTGAACTTCCTTCGGGTCAATCCAGGTCCAGCCCCTCGGCCGGAAGCGGGCGGATTGGTACTTTTTCGGCCGGGTGTGATAGTCGGAGGCGGGGATCGCTCCGGCCAGCGCGGCGGCGTCGCACCACTCGGGGTGCAGCTCCGCGCGGAAATGGCGGACGAACCAGGCCTGAAGGATCCGGAATGCGTCGCGCTCGTTCAGCCCTTCCATGCGGAGGGAGCTGTAATTGTGCATGCTGTAGTCTCCGGAGAGACCGGAATAACTGCACGACACCGCGACGGCGTAGGTCCGGACCATGTAGTTCAGGAACGGCACTAGGCTGGCGTTGGGCCGGCTCGGGTTGAAGCCCTGGAAGGACTCGCCGGGGAGCAAGGTCTGAAACTGTCCGGGCGCGGTGTCCACCAGCCGTTGCGGCGATTCGGTGTCATCGCCGGGCGCCGCGTGGTCGGGAGTGGTGATGAAGCCGACAATATTTGCCGACGCGCGGGCAGCGACGATTTCGCCCTCTTCCGTGCCGTCAATATTCTTCAGCCGGGTCAAGGCCGCGTGCAGCCAGGGCACGCCGCGCGTTTGCGGCCAGCGCTCCAGGATGTAGAGGTGGATCATGTCCTCCGCCGGAACCCGCACGAACTTGGACGGCACGAACGTGCGGAACTGATAGTCGCCGGGATGGGTCGGCCACAGCCAGTAGGCGACGGGGCGGCCCCACTCGTCGATTTCGACGCCCATCCGAATCATGTTGCCGTTGGGCGCGCGGGCGGTCTGCCACTGGTCCATCAGGCGGTCGGATTCGATCACCTCCAGGGCCAGGGGAATCGAGCCGCCACCGAACGGAGAGCGGACCTTGCGAATCAGGACCTCCCCGGCTTCAACGATCTGGCCGAAGGCGATCCGCTCAATGTCGGAGAAATGCAGTAGCCCGGCGGTGTGGGCGGTCTTGGCCCGGCTCCATTCAGCCCAGGCTTCTTCTACCCGGTCGTTGATGCCTTGAATCGGCGTCTTGCTGGCCGTTGAGACCTGGGCCTGGAAGCCGATCCCGCGGCCGATGACGTTGTCGACCAGGTATTTGATGGTCCGCTTGGCGTAGGGGTTATCCCGCACCATCTGCCGAGAACGCGCACGGAGCAGGCGGAGGCTGGTGAGGATCTCCGAATCCGCCGAGGTGCCCAGGGCTTGCCAGTCGGCGGTGAGCCGGTTGACCATGGCGCCGCCGTACATGCGGACTCGCGGTTCAGTTGTTAGAGATTCTTTAACAACCGCCGGCGGGCGGGCCGATTCCAACGCGGTCCGGGCCAGGGCGGCGCGGTCGGCGGCGATGATTCCGGCGGTACGGGCGGTCAGGGCGGTCATGTCGGAATGAATCGGGCGTAATAAACGTGAACTGGGCTTTGTCCGTTGGCAACGGCGACGGCGGCCTGCTCGTTGCGGACGCGCACCCGCCAGTAGGCGACCACGTCGAGAATCTGCTTGAGGTCGTGAAACTCTTGCTCGCGGCCGTTGATCCGCCAGCGCTTGACGGCGCCCTTGCTGGTGGACCACCCGGCGAGGGCGGCTTCGGCATCGGCCAGGGCGATTTCCGCCACGGTCCGGGGATCATGACCGGCCTGGAGTTGCAGCGGGTCGGGGTCGACCTGCATCCGGCCGCGACCGGCTTCCAGGCGTTCGTCGCCCTTGGAAATCAGGGCAAACCATTGATACGCTCCAGATTGCAGCGGGGCCGTCTGGGCAGCTGTCAGGCTGGTGACCCACGCCCCGCCATTGGCGACCGCATCAACCGCCAGGGTGGACGGCCCGCGCAACACGTAGGCGAGCGCCCACTCGGTGGCGTCGTACCAGTCACCCAGGATCACGACGCGGGGGTCGGTCCATGTGGCGCTGTTACCGGCGGTGAGGCGGGGGGGGATGTTCACGAATTACCAGGTTGTCGCCGAAAATCCGCCGGGCCGGCGGGGTTGGGCCGGTCCTTGCGGGATCGGCCGGGGTGTTGGTGCCGCGCTTGGTGGGGCAGCGTGCGCGGCGACGCCGGGAGGACCTGCGGGAGATTCAGGGCCTTCAGGGCTGCGATCCGTTTCGTCCGGGTCATCCGGCAGAAGATCGGCCTGCTTGATCTTCATTTCTTCCGCCGCCCACCGCTCTTCCCGCCACAGGTGCAGCTTCAGGGAGCGCGCGGCGTGCAGGGCGTAGACTTCGCAGTCGAGGGCCTCGTTACGGACGCCGGACTTTTGTTGCCAGACCCGAACCCGGCGATGCTTGGGGCTGGGGGCCTTGAGCTCGCTGGTGAGCTGGTCGTAATAGTCCGGCCGGACGCTCTGGTAACTGTGCATCCGGCCCGGCCCGTAGCCCTTCAGCTTGATCCGGCCGGCGCTGGCGTCGGCGCCGAGGATCAAATCCTTGGCGCGGGCGGTGCCGACGATGAACGGGCGGAGGCCGAATTTGTGGGCCTTTTGGTTCCGGCTGTCGGTGTCGACCGCCTGTTTGGGCGGAATGAAGATTTCCCGCTTGCCTTCGGCGTCGTGGCTGTCGCCCTTGACGGCCATGTAGCCGCGGCCGAGACGGCGGCGGACGTAGCCGTAGACGGCGTCGGAGGTCTGGCCGTCGGAGCTGTCGATGCTGACTGCGGAGATCCGGAGGGCGGCGCCGTTGACGTGGCGGATCGGCCGGGTTAGCAGGGCTTCGAGGTCGACCCAAGCACCCTGGAGATGGATTTCTCCGGTGGCTTTGTCGACCTGCTCTAGCAGCATGGTCGGGCCGTAGATTTCGCCCCAGTACAGCAGCCAGCTTTCTTCACCCCGGCCCCACGCTCGAATGACCACAGCAAGGCGATCGTGCTGGACGTCGACGCCGGCGGTGAGTTTGATTCCGCCCCAGGGACAGACTAACTCGGGGTAGTCTTCCGCCCGGTCGGCCAGGGCGGCGACCTCGGGGAGACCGCTTTGATATTCGTAGGCTTCGCCCATCGTCGAATTGACGAAGGCGATCATGTCGGCGTCATCGCCCTCGGCGAGCTTGCGCTCGGCTTCGAGGCGCTTCCGCATTTGTTCAGCGTGGCGGGAACCGGGCAGGCTGGACATCAGCTCACTGCCCTTGAAGCCGGCGACGCCGCGGAATTCGGCGGCGGCGATCCAACCGCAATCGGTGGCTCCCTGCCGCTTTTCGTTGCGGGCAAGCAGGACATTTCGAATGCGTTCGTTATCGGTCCACCGCGCGTGACAATGGGGGCATTCGTACCAGGCCGTTTCCCAACGGGCGTCTTCACACCGGAGGTTGTCGTAAGCCGCCCGCTCGCTGAGGTTGTGGGTCTGGCGGCAGCGATGGCAGCGAACCCAGTAGTAACGGCGGTCGGAGGTGTCGAAGGCGTCGGAGACTTCGCACAGTCCTTTTATCGTTGGCGTGCCGCCGAAGTATGTCTTGGCGTCCGGGTAGGACTTGTTACGCTCTTGCAGGAGTTTGAGCGTGTTGCCCTGGCCTTTGACGTTGCGGTTGGCGTCGCTGGGCTCTTCGATGATCGTGAGCGGCGCCGAGGTCGATTTGACATCCGCCGGCGTGTTGGAGCCGACGATCTTGAGAAAGCCGCTGCCGAAGTCCACACGGCCCCAGGAGTTGCCGTTTTTGCTGCCTCGGCGCATGTCGACGTGCGCCCGGATTGCCGGCGTCACTTCCGCCATGGGGCGGAATTTCTCTTCCATGAAATCTTTGCCGGACTTCTCCCGCGGAAACATGACGACGATTCCGCCGGGGTCTTGGCAGCCGATCCGCTTGCCGATGGCGCCGGCTATAGCCGTGGTCCAAGTCCATTGCGCGGGCTTTTGAGCCACCACGATGGGGACCGCGGGATCGTCGAAGGCCTCCAGGATTTCATCCAGGTACGGCGCGAAGTCGGTGCTGTAGCGGCCGGGCTTGGCGCAGTTCTTGGGACTTAACCGGAGTTCGGTGTTGACCCATTCGAGGGTCGAGTAATGCTTCGGCGGTTCCAGCAGGCCGTAGAGCCAGCGGATTAGGCGGTCATTTGCTTCCCGCGTATCGAGCCAGTTCGACGAGGGCGTGTTCGTGCTCGGCATTGATGAGGGCCACGTCGAAGTCTATTCCGTAGCGGGCGTCGACCTGGGGCTTGAGCTTGTCCGCACACGTCAGGAGCACAGTTTTGATGTGGTGGAAGGCGTTTGCCAGGTCGGGGCGGAGCTGCTCGATGTTGATAAGCTGGCCTTTCTTCTCAGCCAGTTGCAGGAGCTTTAATTCCCGGTCAACCCGCTCGGTCAGGACCCGCTCTTTCGTGAGGTCGTCGCCGTCGGCGGACCGGTGACCTGAAGCCATAGCCCGAAGATGCTCGATGTAAGCGAGGCGGATTTCGTCCATCGGAGCAGCCCGCCAGTCGATTTCCAGCGACTTCATGTGCCGGGATACTTCGGACTGGTTAAGGCCGAGATGGGCGGCTATTTCTTGCTGCGTCGGCATGCTGCTATGGCCCCCTAGACACCATCAAAACTAGCCAAACCGCGCGCGTTTTGACGT